CCGGTAGTCACTGGCAATGATTTTCAAAGTATGCTCGCTGCCTTTAACAAGCGATGTAACTTCCACAGTGACGAACGAGTAGCTCCCAGTATTGTGAAGCAGGGCCTTAAATTGGCCCGCCTCGTTTTCCCAAAGGTTGAACCATTTGATTGGACGCAGGATATTTATGACCGGTGGGTTTCTAAGTTTCCCGCCGAGAAGAAATTACGCATGAACAATGCCCTGCTCAACCTACATGATGTGGACTTCCGCTCCCTTAACACATGCTCTTTGATGGTTAAGGGAGAAGTGCTCTTAAAAAGGAATGACCCATCCTGGGCTCCGCGTGTAATCTACGTGAGTTCTGACGAATACAACGTCCTCACAGGACCGCTTATGGATGAATATAACAAGCGGCTCAACTACGCGTTAGACGAGTTCTCAGACGACACTGTTGAAAAAGTCATTTTCGCCTATACCAAATCCGATGTGCAAATAGCCAATGATCTTGCCGGATGTTCTAGGTATTTTGAAGGCGACTTTTCTAGTAATGACAAGAGCCAGGTGTCGGATGTACATGAGATTTTTGCACACTGGTTGAAATGTGGTGGAGCACCCCGATGGTTCGTGCGTTTCTACGTGGCGAATTCCAGAAGGTTTGAGGTGAAGAGTTTCGATTACGGTATCTCTGCGGTGATTTACAATCAATTGGCCACCGGCCGCACAGATACCACCAGTCGTAATACCGTATGGAATTTCACCCTCTGGTATTCGTTTTGTAAAGAGCAACGTGTTAAACGCACTAGGGCCGCGATACTTGGTGACGACATCGCTAGCGGGACGGACGAAAAAGGCATCGACACAGTTGCCTGGGTGGAGCATTGCCAGAAGGCTCACATGCGGCTTAAAGCCCATGAAAAGAACTTCTGGTGCGACCTGACATTCCTCTCCCGATTTTTCGTTCCGAAAGGATTAGATAATTGTATGGTACCGCTAATTGGTAAGGCATTGTGTAGGTTCAACGCACGTGCCAACCGCAATCAAGACATTAGCGATGCCGCCTACATTTGCGGCAAGTCCTTATCCTACGCTTACGAATTTCGTCATGTCGCGTACCTCCGTGACAAATTTCTTGCCCGCGCTCAAAGTACAGAGGTTGATCTAGGAGACGTTAAGTTGAAAGACCTGACCTGGTTCGCCAAAAGCCAGGGTTTCCACACCGTGGAACATCTCAGTCGTGCAATCCTAGATGAACCTCTGGTTTTGTCAGAATTTGAGTTCTTAGAAGTTGTTATGGCAAAATATGACATCGGCCTCTACGACATGGATGAGCTTTGTGACAGGCTTATTTTATCTGACGTACCTGAAGTTTTCAGTGACGAACGATACTATAAGTTTAGCCATGAGGTTGAGTAGCTTGGTTAACTCTACTGGACGCTTGTAGCTTGGTCCCCTTTAAGGACCCGGCGTGGGAGATGCTGGAGCCC